TTCATCACTCAACAGCTCTTCGAGCTTTCCCATCGTGTAACCTCCTGTGATTACTCTTCCATTATCTGTCCATAGCGGTTTCGCGTCAACCCTTCGGATTTTGCCCAATCGTCGAACCCCTGCCACGAAATGATTTCGTTCTTGCCGGTGACCGGGTTTCTTGCACGCCGAGCCGTTGGCTCTACACCGTCGATCACCATTATGACGCTCTCTCGATCATTGATATCCCATTCGCCGCGCCCTGAGTTTCCCGGAATCTTGACCAGCACCCCTCCGGGATAGGTGAAAAATCCATCCTCGTCTTCGACCTGTCCATCGACAATGGCTGACTGTGGTCTTGTTCGATCATCGAGAACTGAAACGATTTGACGCCTGGTAGGTACACCGTCTGCCGCTGCCGACTGCTTTGCTGCGTACTGGCCGGAAGTTGCGTTGCGATGGCCCTCCGTCCTCATGATTCTGACGGCATCTGACGCAGACGAGTCCAGTATGTTCTTCACACGACCGGCTGCCTTCGTGTAGGGCTCTCCAAGCGTGATGGATTGGGTTATTGCTCTGCGTACTCGATCAACGTCAGCTGTGCGGTTCTTATCAAGGATCGCTTTGAGAAGCGCCCCGGATTTCGGCGCGTAGTCAGCGGCTCTACCAAATCGATTTTGCCATAGCGCCTGAGTGCCGTACACAGAAGTCTCGATCACTTCTGTTGATAGAACCGGCACCGTGATTTTTGCCTCGATGAGAGAAGATCCGAGAATATTGGCGTATTGTTGCCGGTAGTACGAATTGCTTATTGCTACTTTTGCCGAGGCTTCTATGGTTGTCCCGGCAGCGCGTGCTGCGTCTCGGTATGCTGCGATCAGCTGGGTTTCGAGTGTTTGGAGCCTACGAAACTTCACCGCTTCGTTGAAATAATTCTCCGGTGAGACGCCCTGTAGTTTGTCGTAAAGGCCTCTAATTCTTTTTCGTGCTGCGGTAAGAGCATCTCTGTAAGCGCGGACGACATCTCTCTGGCCTCGCATGTAGTCAGCTTTCGTTAGGTCGAATCCGCGCTCTTGGAGTTGCTCAAATGTCATCGGCTTCGTCTTCTGGTTCGTCCAGGTCTATCGCTGGCGCTTCCGGCATTCTTGCTGCTCTGTCGACGGCAGCTGCTTCTCGTTCCTCATCGATGGTACGGAGGTCCGGTGTCAGCTCTCCACGCTGCATATTGTGCCAGAGTAGTTCGAAACTAACATCGCCACTCATGTACATCTGCCATAGTGTTTGGAGTGTCGCCGGGTCTATCTGCGTCGGGTTGAAATCCGTATTCACCCGGTAGTACCACTCGCCAGCTACTCCGGCCCATTCGGCCATGATCGTGATCACTTTCGTCATTGCGTCCGAAGCAACTCTGGCGATGGTGGACAGTTGGCCGTGTTCTCCTTCCCGGTGGATCTTTGCCGTCTCTGCCGCCTCGACGCCCTTCAGCTCATTAGTGAGCGCCCGGCTACCGGCTATCGCCATGTCGCGCTGTAGGTCTTGTCCTGCGTTGCGGATGGCCTCAATGCCTGAGGCGTTGTCGAGCCCGAGCATCCCCCAGGATCCACCCGGTTCAAATTGCAGGACGGTCGAGGTCCCGAGCTGTACTCTGTTCTTTCCTTCCGGCTGGATTAGACCGGCTAAACATGGCGTTGGCCGACCAGCGAAGGTCAAGGCGTTACGGTACTCTGCGTCGTTTTGGTAGTGCGCTTTGTTGAGATTCGTTACGTCGATGAGCATTGGATAGTCGACGAAAAGAATTGTGCCCTCTTCAGAGGCTGGTACGAATGGGATAAAATCCATCGGGGCGCCGTTCATTAGTGGCGTCTTGATCTCCCCAGCTATCCACCGATCTTCGCCGTCCCTGTTCTTTTCTCTACGGAAAGTTTGTGCGGTGTATATTGACTCACCGTCGACTTTGACCAACCTTAGGTGCAATACCTCGGAGACGGCCCCATTCTCGATCTTCTCTGCGAGCGACACAAATGACAATACCCGCCCGTTTGGTCCGAGGCCGTACTCCCAGTTCAATATCCGCTGCGCTTGATACTTGATGGCGAATGGCCGTGTCGCCTGGTCGGGAAAATCTACCAGGATACCAGCCAACCCGATTTGCATGAGGTTTCTTGTCAGCCAGTTCGCTCCAGTGAAAATGTCCTCTCCGGATATCGTGAACAACTCATCGTAGCCTTCTGGTACTGCGATTTCCGGCTGCTTTCTAGTCAGGATCCCTATGTACGCTCGGAGCGTTTTACTGGCCCCTGGCCATACCGTTGCCTTCTCGAGGAACAGATCGTAGAGAGTGTTGTTCACCGACCCCTCTACGTAGTCCATCTGAGATGGCAGCTTCGGCAGGTATGCTTCCCGTCGCGCCTTGACGGCATCTTCTCCTTCGCAAAAATCCAAGACTCGATTCCAAATCTTCAGAAACTTCTCGTATTGCTCGTGCTTTTTGTCCGGTTCCATATTCACCTCACAAGACAAACTCTAATGGCGTTGCTTGCTTGGCAAACAACCTGTAACGAATGGCGTCGATGCCATGGTTCATTTCGTCGACGGGCTGTGGCTTGGGGTTTCCTGCCGTGTCGGTCTTCCAGCAATAGCTCCCAAACTCTCTGATCAGCCCCGTGCTATTTCTCTCAATATTATGCCGAAATCTGAGCATGTAATCGAGCCCCGCTCTTACACTGTCCTGCCCCTTGATTGCCGGACGGATATTGAAACCTGCACGCCTTAGCTCTTCAATGCTCTTCGGCTCTGCGGAATCTGCAATGATCTCTTCGCCGCTCTGGACGCCAGCCGCTCGCATAGCGCGAGCAAGGTCGTGGTTCGTTAAACCGGTCTCGTAGACAATCTCTCGGTGGTAATACTCTCCGTCGTATCGGTAGCAGGCTACTACTACGGCGGGATCTATCGAGAAGCCAAAGTCCAATCCGTAACCGAGAAACTTTGCCTCTGCCGGGATCTCGTTGACGATCCCCCAGTTCGTAAAGATTGATCCTACCAGCCCGACAAACTCTCCGAGCGCCCACATCTTGTAAAGGTGTGGATTCTCATCTTTTAGCCGCTCAAGACGCTCGGTGTAGGTCTTTGGTATGAACGGATTGTCTCTCCAGGTTGTCTTGATTACTACTGCGTTCGGGTCTTGCCGATCAATAAACCGATCCTTGATCCAGTGCGGCACTCCCGGGACCATCGGCGGCGGGTTGAATGTCATAATGATCTTGTCGCCACCTTGACGGAGAATAAAATCAACGGCGTTGAAGTCATCTTCGGTCAGGGAGTCTGCCTCTTCGATCCACGCCAACCAAGGCTTCTCCAGACTCTTGACCTTTTCCGGGTCGTCGAGTCCCAAGCAGTCAATCTCACTACCGTTTGAGAGCAGAAAACTCATCTCTGATTTGTTGACTACGGTTCTGTCCAATTGGCCGAAAGCCGATAGCTCTGATCTGAGCCGAGGGAACACCGACAGCCGTAGGGTTCGGCCGACCTTGCGGACTGCTATAGCGCGGCCTGTTCGACGAAATGATAGCTCTAAAAGAGCCTGCGATGCGGCAACGCTTTTGCCGGAACCGCGTCCCCCGTATGCGAGGACGTAGCGGGCTTCCGCGTCGACCATAGGTCTGTAGGGCCTAATCGCTTTGATCGTCGGCACTGACTACCTCTATCGTGATCTTCGAATCGATTTCTCCCATGTGCTGGATACTCTCTCGGGCTTTCCCGTCGAGTCGGTCGTAGAGGTATCGAATCACGTTTTCCCTGCCTTTAAGCGCCAGCTCCCAGACTTTGTGCCCCAGGGCAATCTTACGAGCCATCGCCTCGCCCTTGTGTGTTACGTCCTCGATCTCTCCCAGCTCTCTGAGAATTGCTGTCAATGAGTTGCCCCGTTCTGCCTTGCTAGATCCCCTTGGGTTTCCGCTCTGCCCCTTTTTGAATCGCGTTGCGACACTCGGGTTCGGGTTTCCTCGTGGCATGATTTAGTTTACTCCTTTTCGGCGAGCGCTTTCAAATCATCCTTCCGATGCTCTTCTCGGATGATCTTTGGTACAGCGTGCCGCCATGAAATTTGATGATGCAGCCGCGGATGAGACGGCCCCATTGGTTTCACTCTTGTGAATGATGGACAGTGCATGACCGTATAAAACGATTTTACGTACGTGCCCATTTCGAGATAGATCTCTGTCATCCCCCCTTCGGTACTCTGCGTAGGCGACTGATTCAGACGGACGTGGTTTATCTGTAGAAACACGACACCTCTGGATCCGTGGAGAGCGTAGGCGTTCACATCTTCGTTCTGTAAACCCAAGATCGAAAAAGGCCTGTCGATGTGACAAAAAAACGAATTCATGGCTTTTCGCTTCGCCCAAATTTGTTTGCTCATTCCCGATTGAGCGCCACCGATGAAGTCTTCCGACTGAGCGAAGGCGATAGAGGTAACTGGCGTGGAGTCGAGAAACTCAAGCATGATGCCAAATACCTCGTCGAGATTGCGGACCGGTGTATACTTGTATTGCAGTCTGTTGTCGAAAGAATAGGCGAAGAACGTGTAATCATCATCGAGTTGCAGGAAACGTTTATATCCCAGCTCTCTCGCGATCCCGAAGGAAGCGTTGCGAGCGAAGGCGGTGCTGCGTCTTTCGTTGGTATTGATACCGATATCTGTTATCGACGCGGCCTTCTCTTTGTCGAATACGCAGACCATATCCCCATATAGCTCTTGATACTCGCTGAGCGTCGGATCCTGATCATCCACGAGAAGATAGACCGGACCCGTGTAGTTGTTGTTCAGGAGCACCTTCAACGTCAGCTGACGACGAGGTCTGCGATTCGTGATTATGAACACGCCGAAATCTTTAGGTGCCATCTTCGATTTCTTGCTGTATGGCGTACTGCTCTGCCATTTGCTTGGTCAGTCTGACGAACCCCAGCTCAATAGCCTTTTTGAAGTCGATGATCACCAGAGCCGACTGCTCCATCAGCCGCTGCATTGGCGGACTGGCGTGAGAGTAGTATTCGGCTATCTGGGCGTAATTAAATACCGTGTGCCGGTTGGCCGCTTCTCTGAGCAGCGTTTCTTCGTTGACACTGATCATATCATTTCGCCGAGCGACATCGATGTCTTGCAGTAGCTGGTCTCGCCTCTCTGTGTCGAGCATTGCTTTCAGCTTGGGCGGCTCGGCTGACGTTGGCTCATAGATCGGCGGCTCAATCTTACGGCTGTACTGCTCTTCGGGATCTAGGCCGTCGTCGTCTTCGAACTCTAGAGTACCAGACGGCAGAATCACTTCGTCCCAGTCCACGTTGATATCGGCGACGAACTCTTGCAGTCCTTCGAGGGTGATCTCGCCGTAGACTGTGTTCATTCGGAGTAGCTTTTGTTTTGCTTGCTTCTTGCTCTTGGCTTGGATCCATGCCACTGGCAATGGCGGGATCTCGTAGCCCTGCTCTTCTAATGCCTGGAGAGCGCTCAGGCGGCCGTGGCCATCCATGACGTAATTTCTTTTGCCGCTCTGCCACACGAAGAACGGGAACGAAAAGCCGTAGTCGAGAATAGACCGCGCCATTCGTTCTATGTCCCGCTCGTTTCTTGTCTTCAGGTTTCCTTGCAGCTCCGTGAGGTTGCGATAGTCGATTGTCGACCCACTCTCACATTCGATGCGGATAGTCTTTGCCCTGCTATTTTCCTGCATTTTCACCCCTACTAATCATCATACCTTTTTTCGGTCTGGTCTGTCGACGTCAGTGTTCAAGATTCTATATCCTGCCATGCCTTGCCTCGCCACGCCTGCCTTGCCATGCCTTGCCACGCCTCACCGTGCCCCGCCTAGCCCGGCCTTGCCTGCCAGATCCGGGCCGCAACTGCCACGCCCAACCAAACCGGGCCTGCTAAACCGTCACAGCCTCGTTGGCCATTTCGAGGTGGTGCTGTGCGGTGCTTAATTCCGTCTCAGCTAAATAGCGGTACACCTTCGCTTTGCGCGACAGCTCGCCGATTGACCGCTTGATATCGCCCAGTACCTGCGAGCGGAAATCAGTATTGGAAAGCGCGTCCGATGTCGGCATGAACTGCCGCACAGGCTTTTCGCCTTCGCCCTTGACGGTCACATACTCATACGCGCGGTATTCAACCGGCTTGCGGTCTGGGGCTTCGTCAATGACAATCATTTGGGCCTTCCCTATAATGCGCTTCAGCAGAACCGGT